AAAAAGGGGGGTGTTTTTTGAGGGGGGGGGGTGGCGGGGGGGGGAAGACCCTGCCACTCGCGGGCGATGATGGCCAACTTGCGTTTTTGAAGTACGGCAAAAGCGTGGCAGTCCCGCTCAATCTCGTCATAGATCTTGAGCCCTTTGCCGCCACCCCTGGAGATCAGGGTGTCATCCTGATTGCGCAACACGCCACCGAAGGTGACGACCATCGGGTCTTTGCCGATGGTGGCGATCTCCGTTCTCAGGTCTTTTTCAATCGCCATTTAAAACCCCATTGTGTCGCGGCCAGAAACACCGGTAAAATCCGAGTAGCCAGCCGCCGGGCGGATCTTGCCGGTGGAGTGGATTATTGGTTCGAATCCTGGCGTAGCAGCCGCATTGGCAGCCAGGAACTTGGCCCAGGCCCGGTCGGCGTGGCCCGTCGCGTCCGAGTCGGCCACAAAGCGGGGCGTGCCCGTGGGGCCGGTGATCTTTTTGAGCTTATGTAGGTCGGCCCGTAATGCCGGATCGCCCATGGGGATGCGGCTCTTGCGGTCCTCGAATGCCTGCTTGCCCAGGGTGGCCATGGCCAGCTTGTTGGGACCGGTGAAGAGCACTCCCTCCACCCGGCTGGTGCCGTGGCGACGCTGTGCGTCTTCCACCGGCTTTTCACCCATTCCGGTCTGGTCCATGCAGCAGCGCAGCACCCGGTAGCGGGCAAAGACATCATCGAGCAGGGCATCCTGCTGGGCAAAGCTGATGCGGCGATGGGTGATCACCTCGCGGGTCCAGGCGATATCGCCCAGCAGCTCGTCCACCCAAATCACGAAGAGATCGTTCCGGGCTGCGATATCCACTCCCACATAACAGGGGCCGCCCGTGTACAGCTCCGGCCTGCCCGCCTGGTCATCCTCGCAACCGCTGATCAGCTCAAAGCTGAGCCAGGCCGAGGCCTCGTCCAGCCATTTCAATTCGTATTCCTGTGCCCAGGCGTCATCGTCGCCTAGGGCCAGGCGCAGCTCCTCGATATCGCGGGGCAGGCCGTCTGCCACTGCCTGGTAAATGTCGGTGGTCTGCCGGTACCAGACCGGATCGCTGCCGGTCATCAGATCGTAGAACTTGTTGCCCTTGCCGTTGGGAGTGGACACCACCCGTAGCTTGTGCCCGGCCGAGATCACCGGGAAGAGGGCAGTCCAGATCTTGCGGCTGTCGGCGTGGAAGGCAAACTCGTCCAGGAAGACATTGGCCGAAAAGCCGCGAGCCGTATCTGGGTTGGCGGGGAGAGCCGTAATCCGTGAACCGTTGGGGAACTCCACCTCCAGGGCCTTATAGGTTGCCCCGGCTGTCTGGTAGTCGCTCTCAAAGCTCTTGACGATGCTGCCCAGAGCCTGGCAGTGACGCTTGATCCCTTCCTCCATGGCCTCCTTGGCCTGCCGTTCACCACGGGAGAGGATCACCCAGCGGGTTCGAGAGCCTGCCGCATCCACAAGCTGGCTATCCTTCGCCACCTCATAGGTGGTGGTGAAGGTCTTGCCGGTCTGCCGGGCGAACATGCCGATCTTAAACCGGCTGTCGTTGGCGGCCCAGCGCTGCTGGTATGGGTAAAAGATCTTTGACATCAGGCTCCGTATACCTTCTCGATCCGTTCTTTGAGTGCTTGCACATCCACTCCCGGGGCTGGCTCCGTGCCCGTACCCTGGGCGCACTTAGCCTTGAGCTTCTCGATCATCTCCAGGGCCTGCTGCATCTCCTTGACCCCGGCGAGCGATACGGCTCCCGGCTGAGTGAGCATGGCGTTGATTTTCCGCTCCACCGCATCCTGTAGGGCGGCCACCGCATCCTCTGCGGTTTTGATCGGCCTCTCGATGGTGCCAATAGCCGGGTCAGTCTGGGTCAGGACACGGTTATCCCGCGCCTCTTGTTCGATGATCTTGCCGGAGCTGACCAGGGAGGCGAAGGCATAAGCCGTCTGTGGGTCCATGGTTGTGAGCAGGGCGTTGACCGCCTTGGCCTTGGCCAGCATTACTCCCCGCCGGATTGTGCTTTGCGCCTGTCGGTACTCCTTGCGCCGCTCTACCCAGCCGTTTTCGCCGCCCCAGCGCTTGAGCTGAGAAAGCGAAACGGTAGTCCGTTCCGCCACCTGCTCGTAGGTGAGGCCGTCGATGATGTAGAGTTCTTCCGCCTGTTCGCGGGTCTCCCAGGAGTACGATTCCGGGCTCATCGATCAGATCCCCAGGGCCTTCTTGATGGCCTTGATCTCTGCAAGCAGACCGCAATACTCGGCATGCTTGCCTGCCATCTCCACGGCCTGGACGGCGGCAACGTCGACGCGCAGATCCGGGAGCGGAGAGAACGGGTCCAGGATGTCCCGGATAGCCGCGATATCCCCACGGATGCTGAGGTCCAACCGTTTTGCCGTCTGCTCTTTCTCCGCCAGACGGCCCTGGTGTTTCAGCCTTTCCATATCCATGTCATCTCCTTGGCCCTTTCTCCCGGATTACCGGGCAGTACATATTGTTCTCGATCTTCTCCACCAAGCGAGTCTGCGCCTGGATGTTCAGGTGGATGATGCTGGTCAGGTCGCTGGCCAACTTCTCATAGCCTTTGACCAGCAGGACATTGTTCTCGTACATCTGCACTGCGGCCGAATGTCGTTTCCCCTGGACATGAGTGATGGCCAGCATTCCAACCCATGGGCCGATCTGCATCAGCGCGATGATCGAAAACAGAGGCCAGGTGCCGACCTCCTTAATGAGCGCGGCCACGGCGGTGAACGCCGCCACATCCTGCGGCGTCAAATGCCCCTCCTCAGCCGATCAAAGAGATCCTGGCACCCAGTGCAGCGTGTGCAGCCTTGCTGGGCCTTGCGGCGGGCTTCCGGGATCGCTTCTTCGCAGTCCTCGCAGATCACCAAGGACGGAGTCGCCATCTGGCCAGCCATTCTTGCCTGGTGATCGGCAACAGCCGCCGCATTGTGTTTGGCCTGGTAATCCTGGGCCACATCGCCTTCGTCCATCGGTTCGCGCATTACTTGCATTCCTTCAGCTTCTCAGCCTGCCACCGCTCCAGCCGATAGCGCTCCTGAAGCCAGGCTGGGGTGACTTCATAGTTTCCGTTCGGCAGGGGCCGAATCATCCGGTCTGCCGGGATCACCGTCACCAGTTGCTTCCGGGCCGCGCAGCTGTTCAAAGGCAGTGCTAAGAGAATCAGTATCGCGGTCAACAAGAGCTGCACCGAAACCCTCGATGTCGTAACCGTAGGTGTCATGTTCCTTTTTCTCCTGAGCGGCCAGCCAGTGCTTGAGCAACAGCCCGACAATAGCGAGCAGGGCGGCTAATGCTTCCCCCATTTCAGCTCCAGACGATCTCTTCCTTGGTGATCAGCCGCAGAGCCACGTTGACTGCGGCCAGAATGGAGACCTGAGCCTCGGCGGAAAGTGCAAAGCCGAACTGGTCCTGGGCGACGAGGCCCACGATGGCCAAAAGGTTCACGTAGAAGGTTTTGGACTGCCAGAATTTCTTGGTTGCTACTGTTGCCATGGGTCATCCCTCCCGCATCATGGTTGCCAGGGTTTGGGCACGTTGCCCTACCTGTTTGGCCCAGGCCGAAGAAAGCATCTCCTCGGCGGCCAGATTGAAATCGCGGGCCACTACAGCGGCCAGCATCTTCTTGAATTGCAAAAACCTGGGCAGCCCCAGGTTGAAACACATGTCGATCAGGGCCATGCGCCGACGGCGGGACAGGCCAAGGAAACCGGGGAAAACCTTTTCCAGCCCGAAGCGGGTCCGGGTTAGGTCATTGCGCAGCATCATCATGGCCTCGGCCTTGGTGATGCCGTTATCGTCCAGGTTGCGGCCCACACCGATGGTGAGCTTATCTGCCGAACAACGGTAGGGCTTGAGCTTGATATCCTCGTGATCGATGAGCTGCAGCTCCAGCTCGCGGTCGAAATCGGTGCTGTTATCCATTCGCCCTCCGCCAGCGCCACAGTTGGAGCAGGTTCTCCAGATAGCGGAGACGCTGCGCCCTGGTCATGGTGGCCATCAAGTTTTTCTTCATCGTGTCTCCTTGTGGGAAAAGCATCCGGACCGGACAGTCCGGCCCGGATGCGCAAGGGAGGTGGGTGGTGCATTCAGGGATATAATTACAGGGGTTTGGGGGAGGGGGTAAGGCTGAATGGTTTCAGTAGTGGGATTGCAGGGTGGGGGAGAAAGGTGCTGGTGATGAAGCGATAAGGCGGGGGGGGGGGGGGGGGGGGGCCCCGGGGGGGGGGGGGGCGGGGGCACACCAGGAGAGAGAGGACACAAATACATATATATAACCTTCTTTTTTTTTTCTATCTT